GTGCTGTTAGGCTCATACATCCTGACATTGACTAATGGCACATAACACTATGAAAAACGCTAAATCCAATCCAACACCAAAGCCCAGTGTTCAAGACCTGTGCGACCCAGACCACTACAAGGGAGGCAAGACGGAAGTCATTGACATTCTGGAAGAAGTCATTGAAAATCCGAAGCGTAGCCTCACTCCGAAACAGAGATACAATATCGCTCAGGCGTTGAAGTATCTGCTCCGAAGCGGTCTTAAAGGCGGCCCCGAAACTGTCGAGGTGGACTTGCAGAAAGCCGAGAACTACATCCATCGTGCGATGACTGGTTCTTGGATTGACAGGTCTTTCCTTGACGGAAGCGGCAAGCCAAGATAAATCACTCCCCATACCTAGTCAAGTCCTTTCCGAATTACTACATTCGGGGAGGACTTTTTTTTATCGGAGAATGACTATGGTATATGGACTGCCCTACAAGGGTTCAAAGAATACGATTGCGGAGCGAATTATCGCCGCACTGCCGTCTGGTACTAATTTCGTAGATTGTTGCTGCGGTGGCGGGGCCATCGTTCAGGCCGCAACGCTGTCTGGTAAATTCAAGACGGTTACTGGATATGACATAAACAAAGCCATCATTGGACTGTTGCAAGCCACGATGGTGGATTTTGAAAAGATTGATTACGAAAACTTCCCTGTGGTGAGCAAGGAGGAGTTCTACGCAGCCAGAGACCGTAATGAGACTCTCTACGATTTCCTAATACGATACACTTGCAGCTTCGGTTTCAATGGAATGGAATACTTGTGGGGTGAGTCCAGAACGAAGTACAAGACTCTGATGCACAATGCTATCTCGCTCCCGACTATGGAACAGCGGCGACAGGCAATCCGAGACTTTGTGGGCTGTTTGGTCAAAGACAAATTGAGCGAGGCCGAGCTTAAAAACCTGACGCATCTGGAGCAGGCAACCAATCTAAATAGATTCCACGAAGTAGAGAACACCATGCGTTCCAGAGAGTCCAAAACCAAACTGGATTTTGTATGCGGCAGTATGTTCGATATCCCCTTTGAAAAGTATGATGTGATTTACTTTGACCCACCGTATGCGGGAACCAAGGGTTATAATGGAAAGCAGTTCTCTTTCATTATGTTCAGGACGTTGCTGCAAGTTTTGAAAGATATGGGTAAGACTGTGTTCGTGAGCGAGTACAACCAACCCGCAGAAGGATTCACGGAGGTAGCCTCTTTCAACAAGATGATGACTCAGAAAGCCGACGAAAACCGACCAGTTCTGGAGAAACTATTTTATGGTGGAAGCAAAGAACAGTACGACTCGCTCGAAGGCTTGTCCACTCCATCTGAGTCAGACAGCGACACCCCTGTTCTCGACAATCAAGAGGAATAGCAAAATGGAACCCGTTGCGCTTTTTGTACTTGCCCTCGTTTGCTTAATGCTTTTGATGGTGGCATTTAAGTGGACCCTCAGTCAACTCAGCTTTCTGCTAGCCCTTATTGCCGGGCTCAACCAAGACTCCGACAATCAGTGGGAGGCTATCCATCAATTACAACAGCGGTCTGGCCCTATAATGGGAGGAACCCACGGGGACTCACTAACCGCTAAAAAACCCAGCCCGGAGGATAAAAGCCATGGCGAAATTATATGAGACTCCACCAAAAACACCTGAAGACCCGGAGAAATACTTGTGGATGGCATCTTCCTGCCCACTAATTTTGTGAAACTGAGACTGATAGAGGAGTTGTATAGTTGAAAACTCCATAGCCAGTAGTGAAAATCCATCGTAAAAATACTTCGTTTCACTATATAATTTTTTTTTATTTAAGAATTATTTTTTTTTTGTTTTTTTTATAAAAAAAAATATATTTATATATGAAACGAATCACTTTTACGATGGATTTTAATTACTCCTTCTCCAGTTTTCCACGAATAAAACTTACATCGGAGCGAATGTCGGACAGTGTTTGCGTGAACACTGCGTTTTCCTTTTCAAGCATCTGCACTTTAATATTCAACTCCTTGACCTTATTGACTACCCAGAAGAATGCTAGGGCCGCTGGTGTACCCAGAACATTACCCACCGTAGTGTAGATGTCGCCCAAGTTTATATCATTCATAAAAATCTCCAAGCATCGACGGCTGACTTGCAGTGTGCACAGCAGAGCGATACACTAAATCGGTCATATTCGAGTCTGGTCACGTCGACCATCTTTCCATTCATTTCCTTAATCTCTGGGACTGGTTGGGCTGCGGGGCATCTTGTGTGATGACAGGACGGCTCCACATAGGCAATATACTTGAATCCGTGAGTAGCGTTGTCGTATGCGGACTTATCCTTGCCGATGACTGTATATGGAAGCCTGTGTTCCAGACAGTACCTAATCTTTTCATCGGATTCAATCTGGTCTATTATAAGTATGTGGTCGAAGACTTTAGGGGGATTCTGCAAGTCGTGGAACGCCACGATACGTTTAAGTCCTCGGCGACTCTCTACTGGGACGATACCATTAGTTCTAATGTGAACCGTGTACCCTTCCGTGGAAAGCCAGTCCAGAAGCTCGTCTATACCCTCGTAAAGCGTAGGTTCTCCACCAGTAAGCTCCACAAGCCACAGCTTTTGTCGAATGTTCGACTTTATCCACGGGATAATAACACTGTTGGTAAGATGGTAGTCCTTGTCGTCGGTGTTCCGATACTCAGCCATAGGACAATGCCAACACGCCCTGTTGCACTTTGAGGTTAGGCAAATCTGAAGGTAGTTCATTAAGGTAACCTCTCTGTGGTTCCTTCAGGGTAGAGCCTAAACCATAGTAAATCGTCGTATCTCCAAGAACCAAACTGGATAGTGGCAAAGTCTCCGTGGTTGCTGTCTGCGTTCAATGACGGTGAGGTTATGTACTGGGAAGTCAAATTACCCCACTGCTGGGAAGAATTGTCTTTTGCGGACAGTTCGAGGAATCCTTGGTTATCGACATTGGTATCAAGGAATAAAGCGACATAATACTTCTCATCAGGGAGAATCTGGGCATAAGGGGAAACCTCAACACCGAGTACAACCCAGCACTCCCCAGTGACTCCACCAACGACGTCCTTCGGGACAGACAATGCGATAAGTTCGCCGTTGCCAGTAGTCGTCTCGTGATAAATGGCAACTCGATATCGGAGGCCTACTGACGAGGACAACACATTGAAGTGTAAACAACAGTTTCCGACTAGATTGATGGTGTTGGGTACCGATGTTGTATCGAGGAGATGCAACTGTGCGGGTGCATATCCGCTCGGGTGATTGACTATGCTGGGCTTGTCAGTGTCATCAAATGGATAGGTCTCTATACCACCACCACCACCACCACCAAAACGATTGGGCAAGAATATGAATTGATGCGGTATAGGCATAGACTACCCCTCGTAGGTATAAGACCAGTGATTGCCAATTACAGAAACCGTAATCTTGGCCATCGCATTCGCATAGTATTTGTTGTCCCCACTGTTCAGATTGGCGTGACGTTTCAAATGAATGGAGTCTAAGTTTACGAATGTCCCATCGTCAATACCCTGTGACGGACTCAATGGGGCGTGCCAGTTGGTATCTGAGGAGGATTTCCATATCGAGAATACTCGGAGCCACACAGATTCTGGCACAGCCGAAATGGCATCGTCTTCGGTATCACGTGCAGGCCCTGTGAGTGAGATTGTGAAATTGATTGATACGTTTCGACACTCGTCACTTTCTAGGGGTTGTTCCGTATCGTCTAGGAACAGGATGCAACCGCAAGGGATGGCAGCACCAGAATCAACGCTCGCTGTGATAGTGCCGTAATAATGCTTATTGTTACCCTTGTCACATACCGCACCGATGATGTCGCCAAAGTTCATACCCATCGTAGAGGCCCACGAAGAAAGCCACGGAGTATCTTCGGGGAAATACAAGGCTTCCTTTTTGATGTATTGGTCTACCACTGGGAACAATGGGATGCTCTCATAGGTGATATTATGCGACTCGTTAGGGTTAGGGGCAGGACTTATGCTGATTACTCGCACTGCATCTTCCGTAACACCTGTGAATAACATCTTCCCACCAACCATCTGAGAGAATACATAGTAGGATAGTTCATCACTTCCCGCATACATAATGAAAGCTGGAGTCTGATTCTGCACAGCGTCCATCAGTTTCTTTCTGTCCGCTTTTGTGATTGTGGGTGAACCATCCCAGAGGAAAACCATCGAGTCTTCTGGAAGCTGGAGTTCTTTGTTGGAGCTAGCCAATGGGTCGTAAATACCAACGACATTCCCAAACTTGTCCTTGATAACAAGATTCCTTAAAGGCACAGTCTTCCCTTCGAGAGGGCTGTACACGACTTCGGTAGCCTGACCCTCACCTGTCGGGTTGTGTTGGAGAGTGAGAGACTTTATTTTGTCTATTGCGACCGCATCGCCTGGCAGCGTCGCCCCACCATTATAACTGTTAATCTGGGTCATACTACCACCTTATTGAATAAAAAGAAAATCACCCTATGCCCGAAAACTGGGTACGCTTGTAGGAGTCGTACCCAGCTCGAACATACTTTCGACCGTATGTCGGGGTGATGAATCACCACTAGAGGGTGTTAGTCAATCGGGGTGAACACGGATGCAATGGAGCAACCCTGATATACACCGAATCCCATTAGGGAGTCCACACGGAACAGGCTGAGGGAGGCGTATGGGTCAGTCCAGTATGTACCACGGAGCGGAAGGATACCACGGTCGCTGAACTCGGTCGGGATTGTGAAGGAGTCAGCACCAGCCATCTTTTCGATCCCCTTGACTGCAATGAGGAAGTCAGGTTCCTTCCACATAACCATCGGAGCTAGGTAAGTCTTACCTACTTCGAGGATGTCAGCAGCGTTTGTTTCGAGATTGAGGTTGGTGAGAGGGAAGGTGGTTGGAGCACCTGTACCTCGGATAACGTTCCAGTTCTGGTCAGAGTGCCAATCGAAGTCTTGGTCGATGAAACCGTGCTTATCTAAAGCATCTGCACCGACTTCGTAATGAGCCACGGCTCTTTCAAAGGCCTGCCAGTGTGCGTTCTTGCGAGGGCCACGGAAGAATAGAGGCTGAGAAAGAACCCAAGCGTTTTGGACAGCGTCCCACTTGAACATCACGGCCTTCTGGATTCCAGTAGGTTTACCAAGTGCATCGACGCATTCAACTGCATCACCATTGGCATCTACGAGTGGGATTGGGAACGGGCACACTTCACCGTCTTCGGAGCCAGTGGCGCCAGCAATTTGTGCGATACCTGCGGTGAGTTGGCCGTCCACGCCTACGGTGATAGTTTGCACGCCAGTTGCTGCACCGACGATACGCATAGTGTCCATACCCTTAGTCCAGCGGAAACCGAGGAAGTCACCGAGTTCGTTTTCATAAAGGTCTTTACCAATCTTGTCGTTACCACCGAAGTTACCCATCAGAGATGGAACTACTCGGTTCCAAGTTTGCGGATGTGCGATACCATAGGTAGCTCCAGAGAACTTAGAAGTGGTTGTGTATGCTTCTGCATCGAATGCTGCCTGACGATAGGCTTGGTCACGGGCTGCACCAGTGAGACCCGCCTTGGCTACGAAAGGTTGAGCACTACCTAGAAGTGCTCGGAAAGCAATCTTGTTCACTTCGTCTTGAAGGTTGGCTACTCGCTTTGCCATAATTTCAGGATTCTGGATAGCGAGGGTGAGTTCACCGACAGAGGCTTCCGCTGCGATACCAATAGGCTTCACACGGAGAGGCACTGTTGCTCGTTTGACTGCAAGAGTACCCTTTCGGCTCGTGAGGTCGAGGGAGTTCTTGTAAATCTTTCCAGAGTCAGTGATGGTGACGTTTACGGTGTCGCCAGACATCTTGTCTGCACCGAGCATCTTTTCGACAGTGCGATTACCCTTGGAGAGGATGTCGGCACCGAGATTGAATTTAGTGGCCAATCGGGCCATAAGTTGTGCGTTTACAATACCAGCCATATTATTACCTTACCAGTCTGCTTACGCCGTTCAACTGCATAGCTCTCTCCAGTTCGAGAGAGAAATTGTCAGTAGGCGGCATATTGTTAGTGTTGCGATCGCTACCAGGCACTGGGATATTCTGAACTGCTGGAGCAGGCTTCGGGTTCGGTTGGGTAGTCTGGGTCTGCTGAGGAGGCACGTTGACATTCGGTTTCGTACCAGTCTGGACTTCGCCACGCTTCACCTTGTCGATGTAGGCGGAGAACTCGTTATAGTATCGGTCTAGTGTCTTGTACTTCTCGAACGGAGTGAGACTCTCCCACCAGTCCGCTGCCTCGGGCTGCTTGGCAATCTTGTCGAACCAGCCCTTCAACACCAGTTTACCAAGGGGCTTCTTGATGTATTCGCCCAACTGCGGTTCATTGGTGTTAATCCAGTCTGCATAGGTCTTACAGTCGTTAATGAATTGTTGAGTCGTCTGCTCGTCTTGGAAGATGGCATAGGACTCTTCGACGAACTCGTTCTGTCGACGCTGTGCTTCCTGAATATCCAGTTCACGGATTTGGTCAAGTTTAACGGCAGCCATTTGCGGATTATAGTGCTGACCCTGCTCGTCGGCAAAACTCTTCTGTTCCGCTTCTATACGCTGACGCTTCTCGTAGTATTCTCTCTGCTCCTTGGCTCGCTTTCTCGCAATCCTTGCCGCCGCTTGTGCGTGGTTGAAGGCCTTACGCTCGCTACCCTGCTTGTTATCGGCAGAAGCGGACTTGCCATTGGGCTGAGTACCCTTGTCATCACCAGCACCGACTTGGGTGTCGTCGGTCTTGGGAAGGTCGGCATCACCCTCAGTACCCTGCGGTGCCGTGTTGGGTGTGCCCTCAGATGCCCCCTCGCCCTCACCTGCATCGTGGGACGAAGTATCTGGAGTGGTATCGACGCTATTGGTATCTCGATACTGGGCGGCAGCGTCATCAAGTGCCTTGCCCATATCGGTAAAAGATGTTTCATCAGCCATAAGCTGCTCCTGTGATGGGGTGATTCATTGTAAATATATATACAAAGACTTGGAAGTGCAACACCAAACTGAGAAAACTGACCAGTATGTGAATGAAAGTCTGACCTAGGCTTTGCAGAAGTGAGTACTTGCTGACCCCTCCCCTCGCAGTTCTTGACTCCCAGTTCAGATTTGGTGAACGATTGTACACTATTATCCACTTGTTCACTATGTACACACTTGTTCACTATATATACACTTGGGCAATTATACACTTGTACACTGCTGCCCAGTTATGTACTTATTGCACAGGTGCATACTGCTGCCCATATTTACACTTAGTGACCAAATAGACACTGGGAGTGATGAGGTCTGACTTTATATATTATTGACTCCATATATATACACCCCTATATATATATATATCATTTGGTCTATAATGTCTTTTAAGTCATTAAAGTATATTATAGTATTTTATAATGGAATTAAAGTTATAAAATGATAATCGGGGGGATGGTTTGAATAATCGTTCTGGATGGTTTGAATAATCGTTCTGGATGGTTTG